GTACAGATATCTCATAATATTTTACATCCTCTCGTCTATTCCACATATGTAATTTTGCATAATATACACCATCAACAATATGAGGTTTAAACTCAGGATATGTTGGTGTCAGTTCATGAGCTGCAGCGCTACTTGTTAATAGCACCGCAGCCATAAATGATTTCCACATCTTGCGTCTCCCTATGGGGGTGGCCCTGGATTATGCCCTCCGAATGTTCCTGATACGGTAGAGCTGGACCCTCCATTTCAATTAGCTACGCAAATCGCTGTAACCATAGCCTTATACTCACCACCTGGAAATGCTTTTGAAGTTCCATATTTGACTTCTGATTCAATTGTAAACCATGTACTTCCGGCTTGAGTTAATGCAAATTCAGTATACTCATTATATTCTGTTTTTGCAGCTTCATAGCCTGACATAGCCGTAACTGTACCAGATGAATATGATGTTTCACCATCCCAATTGACAGCATCAGTTAATGTTGGTGAAGTTGTAAAACTTGTAGGCCAACCAATTTTTGCTTTATAAGCATTAGCTAGGGTAACGTCGTAACGCACCTTTGCATCGATACCACCATCTGCAGTTTTAGTACTCAACTCATCAGCAGTTGGTGTACCATATACGCCTGCATTAGCAGTGAAAACAGAACATTTAGATGCTACATTACCGCCGATCTCAGTTGCCCAAGCACCAGTAGTAGCAAATCCAATTGCTCCAAGTGTTATAATAGTTCTGAACATTTGTTTACTCCATTATTGTTCATACTGTGAGCGAACCATTGTATTATGATTAGCATCTGATGCTAAGTTTCTCAACGCTCGTCGATTATCAGGATAACTAATACTCGGCAACTTAAGTGTTTCCTCGTATACACCACCCTGTAATGATGTAGCATAATATTGGTCGAGTTTCGGTGTCTGCGCTAATTCCGCAAGTATACCTGCCTGTTCACTTGTATCAACCATGGCTTCGATAGAATCTCCACCAAGTTGTTCTTCCAGGCTTTCTTCTTCCTTTTCCTCTTCAATTTCTTCAATTTCTTCTTCTTTAGGTTTCTCAGCTTCATCTGCTAGATTAGCCTGAACCCATTCATCATAAAAAGGATCGTCAACTTCTGGTGCTTGCAGATTAGAAATATAATCTGATAAAGCATCATCATAACCAGGACACATAGGATCTGCAAGAGGTGTCAAGTAACACTTCTGCATAGTCTCATCAATGACCTGCTTGTAATTATATATTACGTATGGATTTTCTATTGATCCTTCACCTTCAATATCTAAAGAACCTTCTCCCCATCTATTAGCATTACTATAATCAATTCTAAAAAACTTTCTTATTGTTCCGCCGTGTAATTGGCTCCAGTCATCTTTATTCTCAAATATATTTTGTCCGGGATTTGCTAAGTCTTCATTTGACATAGTCACGACTGCATCAGCATCTTTATCCTTTACCATTGTATATCTATACGTCAAACCATTAATTTCCACTGTAAGAAATGGCTGAGTATGATCAGGTAATATATTAGTCATTGCCCAACGTAATCCGTTCTGGGCAGCATTATTTGTTGATGCGTAGGTTGTGTCAGAGTAGCAATAAGAGTAAGAGGCCACCCACAAAACCGCCGCCCAAGAGAGTCGACTTCTGTTCGTCATCTAAATCCTTAATTATATTTGATTGTGGATCTTCAGGTACCCGGTCGCTATCGGCAATCCATGCTGCTTTCGCTGCATCGCCAATCATTCCATCATAAGGACATGGTGTACCTGCGTCCATCATCGCATCGAATACTCGAGGATCTTGACACATGACTGAGACCGCTGCTACTTTCATACCCATATCATATAGGGTTTTTGCGTTCTTCAGTTTCTCACAATTCATATCTCGTACTGTCTTACCAGCACTAATACCTAAAATCTGTGTTTGTACTGCACCAGATATGCCAACTGTACATAGATCAGAGTTAGCTGAATTAATTGATGGCGCAATAGCGGAAGGGGGCGGTGACTTAACTGTCGTAGTAGATGTAGCTGTACTATCTACTGTAGAAGTATTTACGTTATCTGTTTTGATTACATCTTCGGCTGCTTCTTGGCCTAATGATGCCGTGGCGATAAAAATCATAACCACTAGTAAACCTAGTTGTCTGAGCATATTAAAATCCAGTAATAATTTAGTATATGCTTGTATTTATACTAAAGTGGTTCTCCAGTTTTAGTATCTAGCCAATTAAAACACTGTGCTTTGACAGGTTCATATAGTGTTTCTAATTCTGTTTTTTCATACAGTCTTGCTATTTGAGCATTTACAACTGCCCAACATTGTTCTTCTGTCGCAAATTTTTGTTTAGCATTCATTACTTCACACGACATAAATGTTTGTGGTTGGCCAATAAGGCACCATACAACTGCTGCTGTGTATATAGACAGTCCCATTTTATTCTCCTTTATAAATCTTTTGAAGATGAGTTTCGAATTCTTCTACCTTCTTCAATCTATTAGGCCACAAGATATATTCTTTCTGTGGGTTCTTCTTTAAATTATTTAATAGTGGTACAATAGCATTATATAAATCGTCAAGTTGCTTTTGATTAGTACGTGCAGACTCTGCAGCTCGTGCTGCTTCAGTACCTATAGTGGCGGCCTTTTGTTGTTCTTTCTGTACTGCTTCAAGTTCGTTCTCATCAACTGCAGTAAAACCGAAATCAAATAAATCCTGGCTCATTTCTATCTCCGTAAACAAATGGTGTCATTACACCATCCTTAAAATGTGAATACATATTACCTTCTTCAGTAGGTGGTCCAAAGTTAAACCGTTGTGCTAACAACTGTCTTTGTCTTGTCCCTTCTTCCATTGATGACGTGGTCCATGTTTTCCAATCCTTATCACCATATGGATATACTATGATTGTGGCTTCACCTTCTTCACTCAAGCCACCATATGTACTATTCTCTATATCGTTCCGTGTCTTCTTCATCCATTTATATAGAGACTTTAATCTTGTCGTAATTGCAATCTCATGAATAGGAGTAGGGTGTCTAAATTGAAACCCTAGCTCATAGACCGGTGTATTATGTTCGAACTTGATATCTTTCATTAGTTCATACATATTTATTCTTAATTCAGGCAATTGAATGCCTTGTTCTATGTCATCTTGAAATGCCGTATAGACATAGCTATCTTTGTTTTTATACGGCGTTATAAATTGAATATAGTCCGCCGAAAAATTACCTGACACAATTGTATCACGTTTTTCGACAGACTCAGGAGAAAATTCTAAAGGTTCTTTTCTCGTAATATTAACAGCTTTTAGATATTCATAAAAAATATCAGCGTACTTCGGCTTCACGTTCTTTCTTCAACTTCCATAACATCCATTCATAATAACGAATAGGTTCATCTTCATTCTGCTGTGACATAGTCCCTCAAATTAATCATTTGTTGACGTAGACTTTCATTTTGAATTTGTAATTTTTTTACTTGACCTTCAAGTACTGCAATACGACCAGCATCACCTGCATTTATAGCACCTAATTTTATCAGATTATCTTCATCACGCTTAGCCATTTCTTTAAATGCTTCTTGCGTCTGTGATTCTAATTCTATTACTTCTACTTGAGTGACTGTAAGCTGATCTTCCATCTTAGTCAACTGCTCAGACGTGTGCCCATTCATCAATGCACTTGCGATAAGTGCAATTATTGTTTCCATTCTATTCTCCTACTTCTGAAACTGCAGAACATATCGTCTGCCATCTACATAGAACCTAATAGTCGAATGACTATATACATCTACATATTGTTCTGATACCGTAGTCACATCATTGCATACTACTTCTTGTCTATATCCAACAACGTTTTGTTTTGTTTTAGGTTGTGCACCTTTATCAGCACCAACTAATCCACCCATTATTGCACCAATTGCTGCACCTTTGTCATTACCGGTTACAGCTTTTCCACCTGCTGCTCCTAAGAGCATACCGATCAGTGCACCACCAGATGCATTACCTTGCTGAGTAGTCGTACCATATATAGGAACGTTCATGTTCTGACACAAACGTTCAGTTGATGGTGACTTTACTAACATAGTTTTTGTGTGATCATAGACTATTACGTCTTTGACTTTATCTTTTGCTACTACTGGTGTTGACAAAGCAATCACAGCTGCTGCCACTGCACTAATTTTTTTCACTATCTTCTCCTATCAAAATGTTAATTGTAACAACTTTGCCTTCATCAATATTGGCAATAAAATACTCAAGACCGTTCTCTCTTAAGACGGTCTTGATTTGTTCTAGCGAGCTCATATTCTATCAGCCGCTCCTAAGATGGTAGACCACATTTTCTTTGCACCATCATCGTCAGCGAAACCTTCGTCGCTAGCGAAATCCATACTAGATGATCCGTATACCACGTTAGCGATACCATACTTGCTGATTAAATCAACGCCGTCTGCAATTGAATCAGCCCGTCTGCCAATTTCACCTTTAGGTGTACCAATAGTAAAACTAATTCCACCTTCACATGCACTCAAATAATTAATTCCTAAAGTAGCCATTTTTTCACATCCTTCATGTTTTCTTCTATAATTATAATATAGCATGATTCATATTAGATGTACATACTTATTTTTAGTTTTGTGCATTTTTTTTAATATTTACATAATGTGTTACATTTATGTCACAGCGTGATGTCTTACATTTTTTACTGCATCTGGTACGCGTGTCGGATATTCTCCTAAAAAGGTTCCTGCTTTGAGATCATCTACTTTGATGTGATCCTTATGAAAGTGATCAATATTGTCCCATTGTTCTAGCATTGTTTTTGCTAGCCTATCAAAGGCTCCGTCTGACACCAATGGATTATCTTCCACGTAATATGCGTAAGATGTCATAAGATACCAAGGAACTGTCATGTTCAGGTTTTTTTCTGTCACTTCTCTCATTATCTTGTCTATCATCTGTGTTCCTGTTAGTTTGATGTCTGGATAAGGTATGGACATAATTTGACCAGTCATCACATGGATCATCATCCGCATGAGCTTTACGCTCATCAGATAATACCATATGTCTGTCCTTTATTGTTAACTCAAGAATATTTATATCAATATACCTTTATATCGACATTTTTTCCTTTATTAAACTTTAAGTTATCGTGTTTGTCCATATGCAATACTATTTGTGTATCAGAAAATTCTTCAAACATCTTTTGCCATATGGTACGCCAATTATTTGTTAGACGTGTATTATTATGATCACCACGGTCTGATTGTAAATAAAAATCTGTAGCTGATGACAAGTCAAAGTTAAACATAGAATCAAATCCGTATAGATGTACCGTACTAGGTTTAAACTTATTTAATCCATAATGAGTTGCCATATGCCCACAATTAAAATCAGTATAACCAGCTACATATTTTGGTAATACAGTATAAAATTCTCTTATAATATGTGCATTTTTTATATAAAAACCTTGATTCTTTTCCATATATTTTTGAGGTCGCCATCCTAATACCCACGGCTGTGGCGGTATTACGCCGTCTTTATTGATTGCATTCATCATTTTAAAATCAACCATTACAGTTGCGTACGCATCAGGTATAGGTATATGCGGAATATTGCATGTTAGCTTACGGCCTTGTTGATGTTTATAAAGTAAAGCTGAAGGTCCATTACCAATTATAAAAAGAGTTTCATTCATTTAATCATCTCACGTATTGTGTCTTTTCCTTTTGCTCCAGTCCAATGAATAATTTTAGGATTTGCAGGAGCTGTATTATCTTTAATATCAAGTCTTAATGTATTATATATTCTAGGTAATTCATTAATATGTGTAAGCTCTCTCAATGAATCTCCACCTAGCATCCAGTTCAGAACTTCTTGATCACCAACTTCATTATGTTTCTTTTCCCATATGATTCGTGCCCATTCTCTTAATATTGCAGGTCTCCCTGTGAATGCAACTACACCTGAGTTAAACCATCTGCCTCTCTCAGGCCTACGTGTGCACCATGGTTGATCAACTGCAATTGCAATTCTTCCTTCTTGGACATAATCAAAAATACTATTTAAATTACCACGTATTTCACAATCGGTATCAATCCAACAAACATTATCTCCCCATGTAGATGCCTCTAGCATAATCTGAGGTTTCTTAAACCAACCATCTAGTTCTGGATAACCTTGGTCAAAGTCAACTATGTATAAATCGTTATCATCACCATGATACTTTTCAAATCGTTCTATTAACCACGGTAACATCCATTTATTTTTCTCATCACATCCAGTCACAAATATATTTTTCATTATGTTTCCCTTGGCTTCTGCGGCATAGTGAATAATGCTTTTACATGGTGCGGATGTACATTACTTGGTTGTCTTGCAAATATTACCCAACGATATCCTTGACCCATTGTCCAATCAGGATATTCTTGTTCAATAAATTCTTTCATACTAGTGCCAGTAGTAAATACATCATCACAAATCATAATCTGATCATTAGGATCACCACTTGCATACGTATTCATTGCAGTTGCGAATGGAATACCACCTCTCGGAATGCCTACTGCTTTATAAAAAGGCCTTGTTTGAAAATCCATTACCATACGTGCAAGTCCATCCCACCATTCTGGCCGTATGGCATCACACTCTATTTTCCATGGTAACGGTAGACCGGCGTGACTGATAAAGTCTCCTACTTCAAATAAATTTGCTTCTGTACTATATGTCATATTAATAGCTTTGTGCTAATCTCCACATTAAATATTCTTTTGATTCGATTGGCTCATACTTTTGCATTTCACCCTTACGTAAATTTTTAACAATTGTACCAGGTGTAGGATCTACAAAGTGTGGCATCGAATATCTTTGTTTATGTATGTGACTATTTACCACTCTATGTTTAGTGCTCTTAAAATAGTCATTTGTCCAGCGTTGTAATAAGTCACCAATGTTGCAAACAACCCCATCATCGGCGTACGGCACAGGATGCCATGTACCTTCTAGATCTTGAACCTCTAGGCCTGGAACATCGTTAATCTGCCATAACAAAGTAATAGTTCCATAGTCGCTATGTTCACCGATGCGCATTTGTTTATTTAACATAGGACCATCATATGCTGGATAATGTATGACTCTTGTTGTGTTAAACGGTATTTTATGCGCGTCTACTAATGTAGTGCCGGTATTTAATATTGTATCAAACTTTTCTAAAATTCGTAATGTTAATCTATCGGCAATAGCTATACTACCTAATGCATCGGCTTTAAAACCATCAAGTTCAGTAGGCCATAAGTGATCAGGCATTCTTATGTCGTTATAATTATATGATTCTTTAATATCTTTTGGTGCAGTAGGATCTACGTTTTCATCACCTACCATACTATAACCTAAATTAGTATCACCTTCATAAGGATATTTTTGTTTTGTTTTTATAGGCAAATCAAAAAACGATTTCATTTGTTGTTGCCAAGCACTCATATCTACCTTGTCATCAGAAGGTAATGCATTAGTAAATACAGCGAAGCCTACCGTTGAGTAGGCTTCGTCTATACGATCTAAAGCATCTGGTGCTTCTAAATCAATTACTGGTATCATTAATTAGGCAACTCTGCATCAATACCTTCTACATAGTACATCATACTATCTAGATGTCCTCGGTCAGCGACTTCGCCATCAGCTAGTTGAAGATTACCTTTGTTGTCCTTAAGTGGACCGGTAAAGGCAAAGTATTCACCGTCTCGAATTGCATCTTTGACAGCCTGAGCTTTAGCTTTCACATCATCTGGCATATTTGTGAATGGTGCCATTCCAACTGAACCATCATTCATATGTCCGAAGTAACAACCGTCTGGTCCATCACAACCTGGTGTCCATGTACCTTCAAGTACTTGACGTACTTTTTCTATATAGTAAGGTCCCCAGTTATCGATAGTAGCTGTCAATTGTGCTTTAGGTGCAAATCGAATCTGATCACTCGCTTGTCCAAAACCATGAAGTCCACGATCTTGTGCAGCCTGCAATGGTGAAGGTGAATCTGTATGTTGAGCAATCATATCGCAACCTTGGTTCATTAATGCGTCAGCTGCATCTTTTTCTTTACCTGGATCATACCAAGTATAAACCCATACGATATCAATCTCTACAGCTGGATTTACACTTTTAGCACCAAGATAATATGTGTTTATTTCACGAACAACTTCAGGAATCGGATATGCCGCAACATAACAAATCTTATTTGTTTTTGTCATTAGGCCTGCAATAACACCTTGTACATGTCTTGCTTGATATAGCCTTAAGCCATAGTTAGCCATGTTTTTGCCATTTGTCTTATATCCTGTGGCATGTTCATACTTTACATTTGGAAACTTTTCTGCTACTTCCAACATTGGATCCATATATCCAAACGATGTTCCGAATATAATGTCTACACCTTGCATTGACATTTGTGTAAACACACGAGTGGCATCTGCACCATACGCTACACTTTCCACATACATTGTCTCAACTCTATCGCCAAATGCTTCTTCTATTTGTTGACGGCCAATGTCATGTCTATATGTCCATCCATGATCGCCCGTTGGGCCAACATAGACAAATCCTACTTTTACTTTTTCTTTTGCTTCACCAGCGAAAGCTGACATACCTAAGCTTACCGCCACTAATGACGCAGCAATTAATTTTAATAGATTCATTTCTTTTCCTATTTGTTAAATGATTTCATAATCGTCATTCCAATTATGTTTAGCTAAACAACCTGCTTCTTTTTGTATTGTAGTGAATGAGTCTTTACATGTTACCGGCCATGGATGATATTCTTCTAACCATGGAAACCAATGCTTATTAAGATATACGTCTGTAGGCTTAGCATTAATTACTCCGTTAATAAGTAAGTCAGCACCTGTTTTGTTCAGTCGATATGCGTGTGCGCCAGGGAAATATGGTTTTGATATAAGAGGTCCAATACCTAAATATAATGGTTGCACCCATTTACCATATGATGGTTCACCTAGATTTACACACCCATAATAAAATAGTGGATCTGGAATTGGCCCTAGTAAATAAGCATCATGCTCAAACACTGTTACTTCGGTATTTTCTTTTGATGCTATTTCCCATAGGCTATAATGCGACAAGAACGCCGCCATGCAATTTTCTAAACGAGAGTATTTTTCTACGAATCCGTTTTCAGGAATCCCACGTTGTATATATGCTTTTTTAAGATTTGTGTTTTCTGGTGTACATGCTGGGAAATGTTCTATCTCTAATCCGTGTGCTTTTCCAGATAATATGCAACGGTTTGCTGCTTCTACGGACTTCTCATTGTCCATAATTGTTATTACATAATTTTTCATGTTGTAGTGCTGGGTAAACCTTGTATTCTTGTATAATGATTCTTAGTCACACCCATTCCTCTCACTAGTTGTTTACACATTATTGCGTCATTAGGCCATAAGCCATATTTAAAGACGGCTGACATTACACGTTCAGCTCCGTCAGGTGTTATTATATATGCCGAGTTTCCGGCTATACCCTGTGGTATGTTAAACTCATCGATCGATGGTACATTTTGTACGAAGTTAAGATCTAGTTCTATTAATCTTTTAAAATCCCTTGATTTTCTTGTTGCTCCGAGTGGATCATTAATGCCAATAATGTCATAATCCCATTCTAGAATCACATCAATAGGAATCTGTTTAATAAAATATGCATCGTGTTCTAAGATAAGAAACGTTTCTTTTGTTTCAAAGCACTCAGCCCATAATCTAAAATGACTCATAGCACAAGCCATTCTTGCTTTAGGATCTCTACCAACATATGCTCTTTTTATTAGACCTGTTGCAAAGTCACTGACTTCACCTTCCCATGGATAATTCCATGTGATGTCAAAATCTCTCATTTCAGATTCTGCTGTGAATGGCGTTGAGGCATCAAAGCTATTAATAGAAAACTCTTGTTGAGTATCTTGATAGCTTTTTAGTAAACGATTAAATCCTAATTCGGATGTCTCATTACCTGGTATTACGATTACTTGGGCTCTCATCACTTTCTCTTAATAACTGTATAGCCTACATTATCAGTACCACGTTCAATAATCTCAAAGGGCCCTAACCAACAAAGATATTCAATGCCTTCATATAGAGCAGGTACTGAACTTGTATCATGGAATACAATATATCTTTTTGCAAACGGAGCATGTATTTTTAGTTCAGCTTCCATGTGTTGTCGCTTATGTACAGAGTCTATAAGCATTACATCGCATAATTTACCAATAGAACCAAGAGCTAGTGAATTTGCTTCCTTTACAACTAATTCAATATCATTATCTTTACAATACTTAGAAGCAATAGGAGCTAGGAACTTATTATATCTACTCATATCAATATCAATTAGTTCCATATATTTTACGTTGGTTTGCATAACAGCAGCTGCTGTACCGCCTTGATGAGTACCAATTTCTTTATACGAAGTACAACCTTCTTTATTAAAAAGATTTACTAAAGCATCATGTTGAGCACAATAATTATCTCCATGGGCAGCTTCTTGCTGTGATCTAATCTCGTTGTAAAATTCTTTTAAGGTCGTCACACGCCCTAGTTCAGCATTAATCATAATTTTATTGTCCTAAGTTTATCATATCATACTCATTAAATCTTGTACATTCTCTCCACGATTTGGTAATTTATCTTTGAGAAAGAAATGTATAAAATTGCATTCTTTAATATTTGTATTTGCTGCAAACAATCCATTCCATTTCCAGTCTAAATTGTTTACTACCATTTGTTCTTTCTTTACCCAATAATTAAGTAAAGTTTGGTCTGTTGACCATTTCCATGGGCCTACACCATCTACAAAGTTCTTAAACTCTGTTCGGCGTATAAACTGTTCAGGTGTTTGGCCTTGCAGATATTTACTAATAGATTTATTAATTACCATCATACCCATATTGTAAAAGTCTGCACCTAAATTATTCCAATCAAATAATTCAGATATGCTATTATGTGCATATTGCATTCTACTATAGTTGTGAATCTTTGCCTGATATTCAGGCGTGATTGCCATAGTACGTTCTATAACTCCAGCAAAATCACAATCAGTGCCACTAGCGCTAAAAAGACATTCGTCACAATCAGGCCGTATAAAAATATCAGCGTCAATAATAGCAATTTGATCGTACGAGTCGAGGTAAGCGAAAGCATTTTCTTTCTCATAGATCGGAAGGAATCCACCATATTTTTCATATGATTCTCTGCTCCTGTTTGTTGTAAAAATATCCGGCGCAATACGTAGAATAGGCTCACGTTGAATAATATATTCTGAGCCTATTCTATCTGCGTATTCTCTTACACTTTGTGTACAGTGATCATATAATTCTGACCGCTTGCCGGTGTACACTTGATATATCAATTTCTTCATAATAATACTTATCTTTATTTTTTAGGCTTAATATCCATTGACATTTCGCCACCTTTGCCTTTGCCTTTTGTGTAAGCTTGAGCACCAAAAAATGCTGCAACCAAACCGGCAATAGCGACAAAATATGTTGGTGCAATATCACCAATTATTTGTGCTGCTTTATCTACACCTGCAAGACTTGTGACGAGGATGAGTACAGGGTAAAGTAACATACCCCATAAAGCAAACCAAGCCATAGCACGAATTTGGTCTTCCTTAGCATCTTCATTCTTAAATCTTTCACGTTCTTGTTCTAATCTCATTAGCTCTTCAGCCTGTTTCATTTCTTCGTCGGTTATAATTCCGTCGCCGTCAACATCGAGTTCATTAAATATGGAATTATCTTGAAGAACCTTTTGTTTCTTCGCCATTAATCTCTCCCAGTATTTGTTTTGATAGTTCCATCACGGGTTTATAATTTTTTCGGAACCTATTTTTTTTATGCCCTTCTTGTACGAAGTGCTCGATGTTATTTATAGTACCATTAAGGTCTGGCAAATTAAAGCCACGGCCTGTCTGTACTAGTTCTTCCCATTGGCTTCTCATATTCAGGACTGTAAAGAAATTCATGTGTGTATTTTCCTTTCACTAAACGGATATCTTTTGTTGTTTTCCAGTATAACCAACTCATCATACAATGATCAGTATCAAAAAATATAACTGTGTCAATTAGCCATACTAAATTTGATTGACCATCTCTTTTCTTCTCATACTGGTGAGCAGAAAAGGTTTGATTAGATGCACCACCTAAAATTACATTAAATAATACAGAAAGTGCAATTCCAATTCTTTTAAAATATTTACGCAGGCGAGGTACGTATTTCACGACGATAAGCTTCGATCGCTTTGAATAAATCATCAGTCCAATTATCCCTATGTTCTTTAAATAATAACGGTTGCTCGTTATCAACATCCATTATGGTTACAAGATTTACGATAGGCATACCCGTTCTTTCTTCCCACATAATTGCATATGCAGCTTCTTGCATAAAGTAATTTGTGATTTTATCTTTTGTCTTTATCCTCTTTGAAGTCTTAAAGTCAATAATAGATGGTACGCCATCAAATATACCTACGCAGTCAACACGACCGGCAACACCTAAATGCTGTGAATATAATGGACATTCTTGTTCATATATCTTATCTATTCTGTGAAGGTAAGGTTTTAGATTCTCCAAAGATGCTATAATGTCTGGAGTCCATTTAGTTGCATCATATTCATTATCTAAATATTGTTCAACTATTTCGTGCACTTTTGTGCCTCGAGTAGAAGCTCGACGTGAAATTAGGTTAGCTTCTGCTTCTCCTACTCTTTTTCGCCAGGCTCTGATTGCATCGCGAGAAAGTAAGCTAAGCACAGTGGTGATACTAGGATATCTGTTACCATCCGGGGCTTTATAAATACGACCGGTATCGGTCGTGTCTGCGTCGAGGTCGTCATATCCCAGTTCTATCTTTTCGTGTATAAATTGTTTCATCTTTTTCATTCACCTTAATCATAATATCGTCATACTCTTTTTCAGAAAATTTAATCTTTGGCGTTGTATTGCCAAGTGATATATTCTTGTTTCGACCTTTCTTTTTATTTCTAGGATCGAACCGAGCATATTTAGCCATGACTATTATCCTTTTCTCATATACATTTCTTTGGCCATTATATAGTCACGAACAACTCCAGATCTTACAATGTCTTCCCAACCAAATTCAACGGTTGTGAAGTTTTTGAGCTGCTCTGCTATTTGTATAAAATCTATTAATCCGTTTTTTTCATCGTCATATTTAAAATCAGACTGATGATAATCTCCACAAAATATAATCTTACAATTCCTACCTATACGTGTAATAACTGAATCCAATTCATGGAAGTTCAAGTTTTGCATTTCATCAACAACCACAATTGTATCATTGAATGTCACACCACGAATGAACGAAGTTGATTCAAAGTTAAGAAGTTTTTGTTGTTCTAGTTTGAACCAAGAATCTTTATCATTAAAAAGCTCTTGTAAGATACTTTTATATGGTGAGGTATAAGCTTCTTCCTTTTCGCTTTTTGATCCTGGTAGATATCCGATCTCTCTTGTCGGTACTATAGATCTAACAAGTGTTACATTATCATAAACAGTTTCTCGATCTAATACATCTTCTAGTGCAAGATGCAAAGCAAGAAATGTTTTGCCGGTTCCTGGTGAACCTGACATAATAATATTATCTCCGTCATCCCACGCATTACATACTTCTTCTTGCGCTGGAGTCATTGGCTCTAAAGTAAACAAGTTTTCAAGTTTTACCATAGAGCTTTTAGCACTTCGTCTAGACATTAATGTTGCTACGCCGTCCGCTATTTTTCTTAACTTCTTTTAATACGTCTTGCCAACCAGTACCAGCCTTTGAGATATTTGACTTACCTGCATTTGCTGCAATTTTAATTGGCTGAATAACGTGTCTCAATCGTTCATCTTTATTTAAAGTAATTTTGAGTTGCTCATAACTCATGTTTACTTCCCAAGTTTCTTGAGTCTCTTTGTTTTCTAACGTATAGATCGGCATAATATTTCCCTTAAAAAAATATATATAATTATGCTACGTTGAACCATTCTGGTACATCACGCTTTGTCCATACCATATTGAATCTATCTTTTTTTGTTTTATAGTATTCTTGGTATGATTTAACTGTATTACTTTCGTCAATGCATTGAGGTTCGTGTGTCATTGCAAGCTTAAACTTTGTGAATGGTACATGTGGTATTCTTGTAGGTGGCTTAATTAGCCAGTATTTTAGTCTTTCCGTACTATGACTTTTACCATAGCGATAAGTATATTCTTTTAATAAAGCAACAAAGTGATCATAGTGCCAATGATAATTGTACACTGATTCCATAGTCCATATAGTACATGGATGTTTATGGTGAACTGCTTTGTAAAGTACATCTTCGAACTCTTGATTTGGATGTACCCAGTAATTAATTATTCTCTTACCAGATTTTGAAGGACGTTTTTCGACGTATCCATCCAGCATCCGATGAGCTGTAGATAACATTTGCGCTGACTCTACAATCATTTTAACAACATGTTTGTCACATTGCAATTGAGCAGCTGTCTTAGGATTACGATCTAGGACAAAAATATTCATAGTATACTCCTCCGCTTGATAGCGATAATTTATTATACACAGATTTCACGGAGAAGTACACAGTTAATTTCCTCCTAACCTACTTTTTTCAGTTCAGCAATGTGGTAGTCTAAAAAGTCTTTACGTTTACGCACCTTGTTAGCAATGTCAATCTTTCCCTTGTCAACCAGTTTATGTACATAATTTTCTAACTCTCGTGAATCCCTCTTTAATCTCTCGATCTTTGCTGATATCATACTTGCTTATCTCCTAAGTAAAAAAACCACCGAAGCCGAAGCTCAGTGGTTGAATTTAGTTTGTTAGAATGATTGCCTCATTAGCCTTCGTCTTTCAATAATCCTGGAAAGGCTTCGTCGATTACTGGTCGACTTACACCTTCCGGTTTTGTCTTACTGATCATAGCTATGACCAATTTAGCATCTTCGGGGTGAATGCCTTCTAAAAGTTGAATATATCGTTTCTCTCGATCGAAAGTTTTTAGGTTGTCTCCTGGACCACCCTTTACGAACCATTGAAATTCTTTATTCTTATTTACAAGGTTAGTTGGTACACTTTCAGGCTTGTTCGGAGTATAAGGAGGTGCTCCGTCAGGCAGGTTGAAAGTAACAGTAGTGTCAGTTGACCCACGCAAAATGTCTTTTAAAGCCCATGTTTCATTGTCTTTTAAAATCTTAATTTTGTCAGCTTTTGCTCGTTTCTTACGTACATCTTCTAACACTTCATGAACAAGTTTCATTAAATAAATTCTCCTACACATTCAATCAATAATTTACATCGTTTTTGAACAAGGTAAGGAAACACTTTAGGACGATTGCCCCATGGATCCTGCTGTTCGAAATTATTTATAATACTTTCTTTTACAGGTTCGGGACAATTTGTCAGATCTATTAATTGCTGATTCCTCTGATAATTGCGGTATATTTCATCACCAAGCGCGCGTGGATCATCCAGTAAGGCCGCCTTCTTCTTGGCGGATAATATACCTTGTCTTCTGCCGTCTACAAAAACATCATCGTCTGATAATACATTTGGTACACCATCACCTGTGTCACCTTTAAGAATGTGCTCAGCAAGATATGTACGAGGATTAGGTTCAACAACAAACTTCTTGAGTAGAGGTGAAAACTGTCTAACATTCTTGTGAACTTGCAATTGTTTAAAGTCACCATCAGCTGAGACTATCATAACAGGTTCATGTTTGCCAAACTCTTGTGTCTCTAATGCAAGCTGCGCAATCACGTCATCAGCTTCACAGCCATCTTCATGCATAACTTTGTATGGAAAGTTTTCTTGTATCTCTTCACGTACTAAATTAATAATACGAAACACTTCATTCCAATCAATAGCAGACTCACTACGTTTCTTTCTACGTGATGCCTTGTATTGAGGAAATGCATCTTTACGCCAATTGTTCATACCGTCTGCAACGACAACCATCTCACCATATTCTTTGTGAAACTTCTGTCGATACATACGAATAGAATTAAGTATCATATGGCGGATCAGACCTTCGTCTGCCGCCAACTTTTGTACTGCAACATTGCCGATTGCAATGGCGTTAT